AGAACTATTATAATCGTGATATGTATCCTGGTGGTACATATTTCGATTATTACGATCGGTATTACTATGCACAGCCTACATACGTTGTTCCAAGAACTCCTCGTAGGTATTCTGACTATAATAATAGGCCAAATAATAGTGCATTTGGAAGTAGTAGACAAGGTACTAATAATATAGTAGTTCAGCCTTCTTATCAACAACCACAACAAAATCAAAGTTTTGGAAATATGAGAAGAGAAAATATGCAAAATTCTCCTGTAAATAATAATCAGCCTTCAAGTACTCAACAACAAACATATAATAGTAAATTTGGAGGGCACCGGTAAATTGAATTTTCATATATTTTTCTTAAATAAATAAAAGGATATGTTAAAAAATAAAACTATATATAAAAATATAAATGATGAGTTAAAAGGCAATGAACGCGTTTTAACAGATCTTTATTTTACATATAGTTAAGTTTATAGAAACATAATTGCAATTATTCTATATATAAACTCATTAAAGGCAACTTAACTATAAAATGTTTAAGTTGCCTTTAATTTTTATATGAAATAATGTAGACTTTTTCTTATATTCTATATATAATGAAATGTATGTTGGTTGTTAAAACACATATTAATCAATTACAAAAAGTTCTTTGAAATTTTTTAATAAAATAACAAACTTTACTTAAACAACTCTCTATAATAAGAGTAATGAGTAATTAACATAGCGCCATCGACAAGTGGTTAAGTCGCCACCCTTTCACGGTGGAGTCACGAGTTCGAATCTCGTTGGCGTTACAAATAAAATTTCTGTGTATAACTCAGTTGGCCAGAGTGTTTGGTCTTATATCCTGGTAGTCGGAGGTTCGAATCCTTCTGCACGGGCATTACAGGGTTGCTAATGATAATGGAAATTGCTGTTGTCAATAGGTTTTAGGTGATGCTAACTGGAAGTTAGTAGTCGGTGTAGACTGGCTAGTCATTGTTACTGGAGTGGTTCGAATCCGCTGCACTTATCTAATGTAAAACAAATAGTAATAGGGAATTTGTACCAAAATTGGTTTTATAGAGTGCATATTCATGTACACCTAATAATTAAAAATAATAAAGTGACTATTACATTTAGAGTCGCAATCTATTTGGAGGATAGTTAATCGGGGGTGAGTGTGTAGATTTATTATGGATGCATACATAATTTAAATACTATTGGCTTTATTATTTTATTTTGGGCCCTTAGCTCAGCAGGTCAGAGCAGCAGACTCATAATCTGAAGGTCGTAGGTTCAAGCCCTACAGGGCCCACAAATTAAAATAATTAATTATAAATGTTTTATATATATTGCATTTAGAATAAAATAAATGGTAAAAAATATATTGGCAAAACAGTATAGAACATATATACACGTTTTTCTGAACATGTTTCTGAAAGTACAAAAGAACGTTGTAAACAAAGACCTTTATATAGAGCATTTAATAAATATGGTATTGAAAATTTTGAAATTTCTATTATAGAAAAAGTTAATGATATTTCAGAATTATCATCTCGTGAAATTTATTGGATTGAAAAATTAAATACATTTCATTTTGGCTATAATGCGACAAAGGGAGGTGATGGCAATTTACGTTGTAATTATGAAAAAATAGTACAATTATATAATGATGGTAATAGCATGAGAGAAATTTCAAAAATACTTCATTACTCAGTTGATACTATTTCAAATGTTTTACATTGTAACAATATACAAATTAGAGATTCTAATTATAAACATAAAAAACCTGTTTTATAGTTTACTAAATGTGGTATTTTAATTTAGAAATTTGATTCTATTTTAGATGCTGCAAAATATTTAAAAAATAATGGATTATCAAAATCAAAAAATATAAGTTTAGGAAGTTTATCATAGAAAATTATAAATTGCTGTAATAATGATAATTATACTTCATACGGATTTAAATGGAAATATAAAGTTTAAGGCTCAGTGAAAGGAACAAGTTATTAGAACCTTTTTGTTTTGAGTAGCGAATGAGGAACATTTCTATTTATTAGCTTAAGTAGTAGAGCGAAGTTTAATATATAAAAATTTAATAATACTATATAATGGAAGTTAAATCATTACTTGAAAAAATTGATAATAGTAGTAAACGACGTTTATATAGGGTTGGTTATGATGATGAAATCAATAAGTTATATGATGCTATAGATGAAGTTACAACAAAACTAAAGGATAGAGTTAGAAGTATAGATACTATCATGTATCACATTAAAAATAATAATTATAATATTACTTATACTACTTCATGGTTTGATGAGAAATATTTACATATTTTACATGATAATAGTCTTTATAGAGAATCTGCTGTAGGTGTATATAAAATGATACATGACCCATATATTGAAGATGTATCTGGTTTCGGGGTTGCTATCACTATGACTTATTTAGATATAGCTGAGCATTTATTAAATGAAGGTGATCATAGTTATATTTTAATATTAACTAAAGAAGGAAAGTTAATTTTTGGAAATGGTGATTCAATAGAAGATAGGCTTGATGATATTTTCTGTCGTGTTGGTAGTAAAGATAAGATCATAGAAAGTGTTTGTACATATATTGATTCATGTGATAAATTCCATGTTAATTTACACAATGTTATTAATTATGTAATATCTAAATTAAATACATTTGAAGAGGCTATTGATGTTATTGAAAAACATTTATCAGAATGGATTAATAATGGTTGTCATTATGTAATTAAGAATTATAATGAAAAATATCCTTTAGATGTAAGTAATGGTAATTTATTGCAAATATATGCAGTTAATAATGAAGTTGGTTAAAATATAATAGACTTTTAAAAAATAATTGCATATAATATAAAGTTAGTGCGTTAGTTCAGATGGTTCAGAATACCGCTCTGTCACGGCGAAGGTCACGGGTTCGAATCCCGTACGCACTGCATAAAATTTGCTATGTTAGCTTAGGTGGTTAGAGTGCCCGGTGTTACCGGGTGGACATAGGATCGAAACCTATACATAGCACAAATAAAAAATTAAAATGTCTTCGTAACTCAGTTGGTAGAGTATCGCACTTTTATACAGAGTAAACTGAAAATCAAACTTTAGTATTGACGAAATGGTAAAGTCAAGCGACGGAAGCGGAAGGCTGGGAGTTAAGAAACTTACAACTACTCCATTATAGGTTCGAATCCTATTACTAAAGCAATGCGAGAGTCTCGGGTTCGAGTCCCGACGAGGATACTTATAAAAAAATTAAATATATGGAAAGTAATAGTGTTTTTTTCTCAGAGAATGGTTTAACTTCTACAAGTGCAAACCATGTTGCAAATTTGGCAAAGGAGTATGTACAGAATATTGAAAAAGATTTGAGTAATACTTCTTTTATAACTACATCTGTAACTCTAATTGATAGTAATAATAATGTTACTACTTCTATTGGTAAAGATGCTACATTCCTTGAACTTGTAGAAACTAAGTTAAACAAGATCAGTGAAGCAAAGTCATTGATTGCATGGTTGCGTGAAGCACTCAAAGCAAAGGAAAATCTTCAAGCAGAACTTAATAGATTATCACTTGCTGACTGGGTTAAGATGGAAAAGAATGAAACTTTGCCAGAATACCCAGAACGAGATAATTATATGTCACAAGATGATTATTATGCATCTTTGAATATTAAAGATCGTAATCGTTATTATATGCTTGAAACCCAAGCTGCTGTGTATGGTAAGTACATTCATCCATCTGGTGCATTCTCTAAAGCACGTGAAGAGCTTTCTGATAAATTGAATAGACCTCATGAGGTTAAGGAAGATGGAAGAGATACTATAATTTATAATTATAATCCTTCTGTTGAGCAGAGTAAGGTAGAAGATTTATTCTTCAAGCTTCAGAAAGATTATCGTCAAGTACAAGCACAACTTAATGGTATGAAGCATGAGTGTGAATTGGCATTATCTGAAAATCGTATATCTAATGATAATAAGTATAAAGAGGAACTTGAAAAGTATTCACAAGCTAATAATAAGTATATAGCAGAGTATAACTTATGGACAAAGAAGAAGTCTCAAGAATATGCATCATTAAAGATTGCAATTCCTGATAATTTGAAATCTATTTATAATGAAGTAAATTCATTGTAAAATATATATATAAACATATAAGTAAGTAAAGGTCTTGGGTGCTTGCCACCCTAACTTGCTGCATGTATTTAATGGGTATTTCTACTTAATAATATTTTACATATACATATATATTGCAGTTATGCTTTATATACGGATGTACGAAATATAACTTTATGTTATATTACATTATGTGTTGACGGGAAAGTGCAAAATATATATTTTTATATAGGGTGATACCTATTAACATTGATTTTGTTTTTGAATGTACTATGCCCGGTTTTAGATTTGGTTATGGATATTGTTGAAAATAAATACTTCATTAGATACAACTTATATTTTTATATTTTATAAAATTAATTATATAATGGACTAATTGTTTATGTTCGTTTAGTTTAAAAGAAGGATACATTTAAATATGTTGAAAACAACGGGAAGGCAATGTAAGTTTTGACTGATGGTCTCGACACCTAACCAACTATATAATTTTTATTTTAATTATGGGTAAACTTCTAAATCAATTAAAAGAATATTTTGAAAATACTCCTAAAGAAGTATTAGATAAAGAGGCAAAAGATTGGGACTACCTTAATGAAATAGGTCCTGATGTTTTAGAGTATGCCAAATTGGTTAGAGGTTATATAAATCAGGTTGATGATAAATCTCATGAGTAAATTAGTGAATAACCTTTTGAATTTTTTAGAAAATGCAACACTAGAGCAATTAGAGGAAAACTGGAAGCATTTAGAGAAGTATTCTAATATTGGACCAAATGCAATAGAGTTTGTAAATAAACAACTAAAAAATTATTGAAAATATACAGACTTTTTACTTATAAACCTCTATAATAAAAAGTAATAAGAATATAATTAATGAGCCAAATCCAGTCAAGGCTTGTTACTGGTTGGGTAATATACATCCGTAGATATTACGCGTAAAATTAAAAGACAACATCTCGGAGTAATACTTAAGTTTGAGTTGCAAATTATTCATAAGTAGCTGCGTTGGTAACGTTACAACCAATATTAATGGCGACATGATGAAATTTTACGGTTATACATGTCAGACTTAAAATCTGATGCTCCGGAAGGGGCGTGTGGGTTCGAATCCCACTGTCGCTACAAATAAAAAATAAAATATAATATGGAACATACTAACCACCATTTTAATGGAATTGATTATGTATGTGAATGTGGTAAACATTTTGACAAGAAACGCTCATTAACTGTACATGCAAGGTTTTGTTCATAGTATGTAAAAGAAACTAAACGAAGTAAATACTGGAGAGATAATTTACAAGATTACTTATGTGAATGTGGGTATAATACAACAAATCCTCAATCCTTGAATGCACATTTCCGTTAGTGTGAGAGCCACCATAAGGCATTATATAATGAGTCTCTTGGGGATAGAAATAAAACACCAAAGGGATGTATGCAAGGTTGGGATAAAAAGTCTTCAGATGAAATAGCATAGTTCCATAAGAAAGCTGGTAAAACCTTGCGAAACAGAATATCAGAAGAAGGTTTAATTACAGGTTTTGCTGGTAAATCACATACAGAAGAAACAAAGTAGAAAATAAGAGAATCTACCATATCTAATATATAGAAATTACATGGCAAGTGTAGAGCTTTTTATTCAGAAGTTGCATGTAAATATATAGATAAATTAAATGTTGATAAAGGTTGGAACCTTGTACATGCATTAAATGGTGGTGAAAAATTTATTGCAGGATATTTTCTTGATGGTTATGATGCAAAATTAAATATTGCATTTGAATATGATGAACCAAAACACTATCAGGATATTGAAAAAAATATTTTGAAATATAAAGATATTGTAAGGTAGGAGAATATAATAAATACATTAGAAACCCTGATCTATTTTAATGAGTAATTATTAAAATTGAGACAGACCATTGAGTAATTTCATAGGAGTGCTGTTAGGGTGTTTTTATTTTTATTCTAAATATTTTGTAAGCATATATTAAAAAATTTTAAATATATAATATATAAATAGGTTGCAGTACTACCGAATTTACGCTTGTGGACTATCCAACTATGGATGAACTTGAAATATACTAAAAAGTAGTGATAGGGTGAAACAAGAAATTGATAATGAATAAATTTGTTCATAATTCAATATACTGTTAAATTATTATATTTTTTGTTGGGAAATAAGATTTATAATAATAAGAATTTCATTATATACTAATACTGAAGTATTATACGAGAATTGTATTTTGTACTAACTAATTTCAAAATAAACACATATATACATATAGTTATAATGGTTTTAATGTGTACCATGTTCAGTATTATAACTATTATTTGGGGGCATAGCTCAGTTGGTTAGAGCACCTGACTGTTAATCAGGTTGTCGTAGGTTCGAGTCCTACTGCCCCCGCAATTTGTTTAATTTAGTGAAGTTAAATAAAATCGTGCTGATGGATTTTGCCCCTGTCGCGCCATCAACACGTTAAAAATATATAAACTACAAAAACTGATAATTTTTTTAAAAACTATGGAAAAAACTTATAATGTACCGTATATAACTATAACAAATATAGATATAGAAAATCAATTATGTGTAAATAGTGTACCAAGTGCAGGGCATGAAGGTTTTACACAAGGTGATACATCTACATCTAATATTCATATAGTTGACGGTACGGATGACGATAGCCCATTTTAAATTATGAAATGTGAAAAATGTAAATGTGAATATGTTGTAGGGATTAGTAATCGGTTTTGTTCTACATAGTGTGCACATTCTTTTTCTACATTAAAGGTAAATCATGAACAATTAAAACTTGCATACTGCTCTAAATGTAATTAGGAAATATACATAAAGAAAAATGCATCTATTAAAACTTGTTTATGTGATAATTGTAGAAAAGAAAGAAGACTTAAAAAATGTAAGTTATGTGGACAATTACAATGTAATAATGATTTTTGTAAAACTCATAATATACATCAAATTAAAACATTACATAAATATTTCACATTTGATATTTCATGTTTAGGAGATGTAGAAAAAGTTGAACTTGAATTTAATAGAGTGAAACAACTTCTATATGAATTATACTGGAGTAAATAGTATACTTCTACTGAAATTGGAAAGTTATTTAATTATCCAAGTCCAAGTAATTTAACTAATAAAGTATTTAAGTACTTAAATATTCCATCAAGGGATTTATCAGAGTCTAATTCTTTAAATATAAAGAAAGGATCTGTGCTTTGTAGCCCTGTTTATAATAACTATAAATGTGGTTGGCATACTACGTGGGATAATAAGAAAGTTTATTTACGATCTTCATATGAAAAGGAGTTTGCACTTCAACTTGATAATAAACATGTTCATTATAATGTAGAGAGTTTAAGATTTACTTATTATGATACATAGTTAAATAAAGAAAGAATTGCAATACCAGACTTTATAGTTGGTAATACAATATATGAGATAAAGTCTAATTGGACATTAGATGTTCAAAATATGAAAGATAAGTTTAAGGCTTATATAAAACAAGGTTATAAACCTTAGCTTATTTTAGAACATAAAAAAGTTAATTTATTTGAATTATAAGCAAACTTTTTCATAGTTTTATATTATATATAAATGTAAGTAACAAAGAAATATAAGAGTTTATTTACAAAGCGATTTTTGAAATTTTGAATAAAATTAATATATTGCGGGGTAGAGCAGAGGTAGCTTGTCAGGCTCATAACCTGAAGGTCGTAGGTTCGAATCCTACTCCCGCAACAATATATGAGAAAAAGTGATAATTCTAATATAGTGGTTGGTTATATATATGTTATTGTTAATAATATTAATGGTAAGAAATATATTGGTAAAACTACATTAGATATATAGAAACGATTTAAATAGCATTGTAATGAATATAAAAAGGAACGATGTAAAAATCGACCTTTATATAAAGCTATGTTAAAATATGGTATTGAAAATTTTTCAGTTAATTTATTGAAAGTATGTAATATAGAGGATTTATCTAAATATGAAAGTTACTATATCAATGAATTAAATACTTACGGACATAATGGTTACAATGCTACTAAAGGAGGAGATGGTACGGTTTTATATAATTATAAAGAAATTTTAGAATTATATAATTCTGGATTAAATATGAGGCAAATTGCAAAATAGTTACATTGTTGTGTTGATACAATATCTAAAGTTATTAATAATAGTAATGTTATAAAACATAAATACTATAAAGGTTTTTGTTTTTAGCCTGTTGAAATATGTCAATGCGATAAAGAAACTAATTAGAGTATTCAAAAATTTTCCTCAATAAATGATGCAGTGAAATGGTTAAGTGTACATGGAATAATACATAACTATAGCTCTAATAGAAGTGGAATATGTACTACAATTTCACGGTGTTGTAAAGGAATTAGTAATACTGCATATGGTTATAAATGGAAATATGCAGAAAATATTTAAACATAAACTATTCCAGGATAGTTCAGTTATTATTTTAATTAGCGCTGATTGAATAATAACTTAGGCATTGTAGTATATAGGAAGTGCACCATCCGGTGGGGGTGGAAGTTCTGGTTCGATTCCAGGCATGCCGCTAAAGTTAGGAGTGTGGTGAAATTGGTGAAACACCTATATATACATTAGAAACATTATGGGTTCGAAACCCATCATTCCTACATAATTTAATTTTATTGCTTCCATAGCACAGTGGTAGTGCAGCTCACTTGTAATGAGCAGGTCGTTGGTTCGAATCCGACTGGGAGCACTTTTTAATTTTTATATAAAAATAAAATATATGGAAAAAGTCTTTAATTATGCAGATTTAACTGATTCTGATATAGAATATATATGTAATGCCAAATATTTGAAGCTAACAAAAGAAATAATTGTATATACAAATAATCGTTACGTTGATGATATAGAGTATTATGTAAAAGTTCAAGACATTAACTATATAGGGAATACAACTATTAAAGACGAATTCAAATTTGTTATAAATGGGGTTTATCTTGAGGTTAATCCTGAAACAGGTTTATCTATTTCAGCTGATAAATTAGAGTTTCAATATGTAAAAACTTTTAATAGCATTACTATTATAGATGAAGAAACTTTTAATTCTAAGTTTGCTCCTGTATATAAGCAAATACAAGATTTTTATAATAGCAATATATAATAATATAGTTTATATTAAATATGAAATTAAGAACTATTAAAAAATATCTATTTAAAGAAATTAATTTAATTACAGATAAAAAGTGTAAGCCTGCACAAAATAGTTATTTATGGTTGGAATTTAGTGAACATAAAAAATATAGAAAACCATTTAAAGGTTTAAATTTTCATAGAAATGTATGTAATTTTTATGATACACTTGAAATTTGTGAAAGACAGGCCCTCTATAGTTGGGAACAAGAAAAATATGAGTGGTTTCAATTAATGATATTAATTAATGAAGTTCCAATTGAATACTATGCTGTTCCATTTAAATTAAAAGCATATGCTTATGCATATTGTGATTGGTTTAAACGAACTTTTCCTGAATTATTGGAAGAATATAATTCATTTTATAAATAAGAATTATGAAAAAGTTTAAAGGACATTCATTACCAGATGATTTGTTTTATTTGTTATTATCATATAATGATAAAACTAATTGGCAGTGGTTTAAGGATAATAATTTAACTGAACCTTCTGACATAGGATTTAAGTTAAAAGAAACCTTGTCAAAAGAACAGTTAGATAATTTAATTAAAAATGCTATTGACTTTAATCTTAATTTGGTTCAATACAATGTATAAATAATTAAAATTTTTATTTGAAAATAAGTAGACTTTTATCTTAAAGTTCTCTATAATATAAAGAATATAGCGATATTTTATTGGGATATAGTGTAGCGATTCACACGTCTGATTTTGGTTCAGGAATTCTTGGTTTGACTCCGAGTATCCCAACACAAATTAGTTAAGTCATTTTCATTTGGAAGCATGGACAGTGTATGCCGAAACATGAGAGTACTTCAGATGAATATTAAAAAGAGAGGGTTAAACTCCCTCAGGGGTCGTTCCCGGGTGGTTAGTAGCCTGGCATGAGGCCGCTTAGTGTTAACGTCAGCACATTTATTATTTTGCAGTGTGAAGAGTGAGTGACTTGATTACCTTTCTAAGTTGAGGACATAACTTAGTTGCCTAAAATCTTAGGTATAAGTAAAAGAGAGTGCTGATGGCTGGGTGTCAGCTTTAAATATACCAGACGATATTTTAAAACATGCTGTAATGTTCTTAAAATATTGCTTCCGGCCAGAGTGAAGCAAAGGAAGTATGTAACAAAAATAATACTTCAGAGGCACTGGTGAGTAGTTACAGCAGCATATATTTAATATATATGTTACTCGTGATAAGGGAAAGTTACTTAGAAATTTAAGCTATATAATTTCAAACCTTATTACTTAATAATTAATGTCGGGCTACATAGTTCATATTTTTTATTTGTTTATAGAAGTCAGTACTTATCCCGGAGAAGTAATATAGCTCTGACTTCATTTTTTGAGCGGTACCAGAGTGGTCAAATGGGCCGGACTGTAAATTCGGTGCTTTTTAGCTTCAGAGGTTCGAATCCTCTCCGTTCAACGCAATGGATGAAAGACATAATGAATAATTAGATTTAAATTTATTTAAAACTTTAAACTAATCAGAGTGGAATATTATTTAATACTTCACTCTTTTATTTTTATTAAAATTTTCATATTTTATATAGACTTTTTATAGTTTTACTTATATAAAAAATAAGAGTAATTAAAAATACAAAATAACATAAATAGTATTTATGTATAGAGCAATTAAAATAAGATTATATCCTAATAAAGAACAAGAGCAAGCAATTAATCAGTTGTTTGGTTGTTACCGTTTTGTATATAATTACATGCTTGACCTTAAACAACAAGAATATAAAGATAATAATAAAACACTTTCTTTGAAGGACCTTTCTAAATATTTTTATAGTACTTTGCGCAAGGATGAAAATTATTCTTGGTTGAAAGTACAAAATACAAAAGTGATGAAACAATCTATAAGGCAGATGTTGACTGCATATAATAGGTTTTTCAAACTACATACAGGTTTTCCGAAGTATAAATCAAAGAAAGATATACAATCTGCATATTTTCCTATTGATGCCATTTCAAGAAGAAATACATTTGAAGAAAGAAAAATAACATTAACACAATCGTTTAAAGATATTAAATTTAGATGCTCGAAGTTATACTTAGCACGATTACAAACATATAAGAATAAAATAAGAAGTGCAACCATATCGAAAACCAAGAGTGGGAAGTACTTTTTATCTATTCTTATAGATATTGAAGAATCTGAAATTGTAAAGTTTAAGAAAACTGGTAAATCTGTTGGACTTGACTTAGGTGTTAAAGATTTTGTAATTACATCTGATGGTGATAAGTTTGAAAACAAACATTTCTTAAAGAAACAAGAAAATAAAATCAAAAAATTACAAAAACAATTATCAAGAAAAGTTAAAGGTTCAAATAACAGAAACAAACAACGAATTAAAATTGCAAAAGCATTTGAACATTTGGTTAATCAAAGAGAAAACTATATTCATGCAGTTATAAATGAATTACTTAAGAATTATGATACAATTTTCATGGAAGACTTGAATGTAAGTGGTATGTTAAAAAATCATTGTCTGTCAAAAGCTATACAAGAAGTAGGCTTTTACAAGTTTAAGCTGATATTACAAAGTAAAGCAATGCTTAACAATAAACAAGTTACACTTATTGATAGGTACCATCCAAGCTCTAAGATCTGTTCACATTGTGGTTATAAGAATAAAGATTTGAGGTTAAGCGATAGATTTTGGACTTGCTTATGTTGTGGTACTAAACATGACAGGGATATAAATGCAGCAAGGAATATATTAGTTGAAGGCCAAAGAATACATAAACAAAGTATATAAAGGAATAAAATAAATTAGTAGGCAGTCGTACGGCCGAATTTACGCTTGTGGACTATCCTCCTATGGATGACCGTCCAGAAATGGACCTAAAAAGTAATGATAGGTTGAAGCAAGAAATAAAATATACTTAAATCATAGATTTTTGTAGAATTTTATATACGGTGATTCGAACCTCCGAAAATGACAATACTTTAGTCAGGTATAGATCCAAAAATAAAGAAAAGTAAACTATATTATTTTTCGACACATTAATATTATATTTCATATTTTTAGCAGACTACTATTATTAGATTTTTACATAATGTGTAAAAAGTTTATTTATATTTAATTGAAATCTTAATTAGTGGAGGGTGAAACTTTTAAAAGTTTCACCCTCTCATTTTTTAATTAATATATAAAGATAAATTATTTCTTATATTTTATAAACTTTTTAGGTTTTTACATATATAAGAGATATGTAATTAAAAAGAATAACAATGGGATTCAAAGATTTTTTTATTAAACCTGATGAGAATACAAATAATACGCAAGAGGTTTATAATACATCTGCATCTGCAAATCGAGTGCAGTTAGTGCAGCAACCTATAGTTAATCAAATACCTTCTACTGATAGTGTTCAAGCTACAAATGAGCCTACTACAACTACTATCGATAATTCTATAGTAGATAATATTCAGAAGGTAATGATTAGTAATAGTACTAAAAATAATGAACCTGATTACTTAACAGTTAAGCAGAATGCAAGTGCATTAATGGAAATGTCATTACCTATGCAACAAGCATTCGAAGGTGGTTTTAGAACTATTAAAAAGTCTCATCCAGAATTTACAAAGGAATTATTATTAAAGTCCATTGATAATTATATTTCTATTGTAGAAAAGGAAAGAAGTAATGGTAAAGAACAATGTGCTCAACTCTATAAAGAGAAGGTTGGAGATAAAGAGAATAGTATTAAAGAATTAGAGAAAACTAAAGCAGACTTAGAGCAGCAGTTATTATCTATTCAAAATGAAATTAATAATACAAATAATACTATTTCTACATTGAAAGAAACTATTGCACAAGATTCTTCTGAAATTAAAAAGAAAGAACAAATCTTTAATAATTCAGTAGATTATGTATTAGATTCATTAAATAAGGATAAAAACATTATAAACATCATAAACATTTAAATTATATGTTAGATACAAATCATTCAATTTCCACTATTTCCACAGATCAGATGAAGATGTTGTGGAATAGACCAGGTGGTAAATTTGCAAAGTTCACTTCTGTATTAGCAGCGGGTGGTATTGGTTATATGGTATTTAAAGCATTACCATTCCTAATTGCAGGCACAGCAAATTTATTGTTCTTTATTGGAGAACTTGTAGTATTAGCGGCAGTAATCAGTATTCTTTGTAGTAAATCATTTTGGAAGTGGATTAGCCTTTTTTGGCTTCAACTTAATCGTAAGATCCTCGGTTTCTTTGTAAAGATTGATCCTATTTCTATTCTTGAGAATGGTATCAAAGAACTTTATCACAAGTTGAATATTGTTGATGTTAATATTACAAAGCTCGATGGTACACTTACAGGTATGAAGAAATCAAGAGATGATTATCAACATACATTAGAGGAACTTGCTCGTAAGAAGTCTGTATTAGAAGGTAAAGCACAACAGAATTTATCTAATGAGGAACTTATTAAGTATAAGACTAATTACCAATTAACTTGTAATAATATTGCTCGTACTGATAGAATTCTTAAGAATACAATTAATCGTATTAATACTACAGAAAAGTATTTAGATGTATTAAAGAGACTTCGTACAATGGCAGATTTTAAGATTAAAGATTCTGAAAGTGAATTGAATGTGCAGAAGGAAGAGTATAAAGCAGCAAAGAGTGAGCAGTCAGTACTTAAAGCATTTAAGAATATTATGGCAGGGGGGATGAGCCGTTCACTTGAGGAAGAACTTGCATTGGAACATATTGCAGATACAGTAAATACTAATATCGCAGAAATGAATCAATTCTTAGATGGTTCTAATTCTCTACTTACTGATTTTGATATTGAAAATGAAGTAAATGTAGAAAAGGCAAATGAAATCATTTCTAAGTATGAACAGAATGGTTTTAAATTACTTGCTGATAAATCTGAAGTAACTGTAAGTATTCCAAAGCAGAAAGAACTCGCATATAATGAAGTAACAAATAGTAATAACAAATATTTTTAAGTAATTAACATTTTAAATTTATAAGAGATATGAATTTTTTAAATCGATTGACAGGTGCTGGACGCACTATGGTAATTTTGTTAGTAGTAGCAGTGGTTGGAGCATTACTTTATTTTAGTGGTGCAACAGAAAAACTTGCTTCATCTAAGTTGTTTGAAAATGATGGTCCTTCATCATCAGTTAGTACATCAGATAAGGGAGATTATGATGCAACACTTGCAGTTAACACTTATTGCGGTTTTGAACCTATTGTATGGGCTAATGGTGGCTTGAAAGGATCTAATGATTCTTATCTGTATAAGAAGTACGGTATTAAGTTGAATATCCTTATTATGGATGATTTTGAAGCCGCCCGTGCTGGTTTGAAGGATGGTAGTATTGATATTGAATATTGTACATTGGATGCATTGCCAACTGAGATGAGTTCATCGGGTACAATGTCAGATATGAAGTATTTTATGCTATTGAATTTCTCAAATGGTGCTGATGCATTGGTAGCAGATGGTTCTATCAATAATATTGGTGACTTGAAGGGCAAGAAAGTTGCATATGCTGAAGGAACAGCATCACATACCCTTTTGCTAAATACACTTGAAACTAATGGAATGACAATGAATGATATTATTCCAGTTAAGGTTGGATCTGGTATTGAAGCTGCACAAGCATTTAAGTCTAAAGCTGTTGCTGCCGCATGTGTATGGGCACCAGATGATGCTGATTGTGTAGCAGCAGTGAAGAATTCAAAGGTACTTACATCAACAGCAGTGGCTAATTCATTGGTATCTGATGGACTTATTGCTAAGAAAGAATGGCTTGAAAATAATAAAGAACTTGCAGCAAAGATTGTAGAGGGAATTCTATGGGCTAATTCTGAAATTAAGTACAATAAGGATGCATTTAATGATGGTGCAGGAGTATTTGCAAAGGCATTTGAAACTGATAAAGAATTTGCATTGGCATCCGCAAGTAAGATTAATTATGCAACACTTGATGACGAGAAGAATTGGTTTGGTATGAATAGTGATTATTCTGGCATGACAGGTGAACGAATTTATACAAAGATGTCACGTACATATACTGATATTGGGTTGGCTAAGTCTGTTATGCCATGGATGAAGATTGTATATCCAGATATTCTTGAAATGGTTATTAGTAATAATAAGTTATCTAATAATCAAGGTGCAACGGCAGCAAAGAAGTTTACAGCGCCTACAGAGAATATGAAAACAGAAGCTGCACTTTCTACTAAGAAAGTTACAATTAATTTCCCAACAGCTGGTTATACATTGGATAATACTGCACAAACTATTATTGACAGAGAATTTGTTGATATTGCTATGCAATTTGGTAATGCTCGTATTCGAGTAGAAGGTAATACCGATGATACCGGAAATTATGATAGTAATGTAAAGTTGTCACAGGCACGAGCACAATCAGTGGTTAATTACCTTATCAATGAATATAAGATGAATAAAAATAGATTTATTGTTGTAGGTAATGGTCCAAAGCATGCAAGAGCAAATGGTGTAACTGGTGCAGATGAAGCATATAGAACCACAGAGTTCCAACTTCTTAATGACTAATTTTATTTAACATATATACAACAGGAAACTTGAGAAATTTGAAATATAATAATATCAAGTTTCCTTATTTTTTAATTATTAAAATAAAAAATTTATGTTAGACCTATTAAAATTTGGTGGTAGTTTAAGTAATAAGAAAGCTACTATTACAGGTATAGTAGGAGGTATAGTACTATTATGTTTATGGTATTTGATTACTATTACTGGTTTTATTTCACCAAAGATCTTACCTAATCCTGTAGATGTAGTATTATCTATTCCTGAATTAATTAAGGAACGTGATTTATTCTCTAATATATGGTATACAATAAGCCTTAACTTAAAGGGTTATTTTTATGCTTTATTAATTGCAATTCCACTTGGTTTTATTATTGGAATATATCCTCTACCTCGTGCAATGTTTCAAAAACCATTTGAGGCTATTAGATTCTTACCATTACCCGTAACTTCTGGTATTTTTGTAACTATCTTTGGTTTAGGCTTTGATATGAAAGCATCATTTCTTGCATTTGGTATTTTGATTTATATTTTACCTGTTGTAACACAGAGAGTATTAGACTTACAAAATGTTGATAATCCTACAGATAATGTATATATACAAACTGCTAATACAATAGGGATGTCAAATTGGCAAAAATTTAGATATGTATATTGGCCTTATGTAATGGAGAAAGTATATGGAGATATTAGAAGTTTAGTTGCAATTTCATATACTTATGTAACTATTGCAGAAAATATCAATAAGGAAGGTGGTATTGGTGCAACTATTAATACATTATCACGACAAAGTGATATGAGTTCTGTATATTGTTTATTGTTTATTATCATTATTATTGGTATTATTCAAGATATTATTTTTAAGAAACTTGAACCAATTATTTTTAAGCATCATCGTTAAAATATAAAAATTATGGATACAGATATTTTTAAGAAACCTACACCTATTGTTGATAAAATTCCAACTACTGATAATGTAGTAGATAATAGTACTATAAGTAATGAAAGTGATAATACCACAGGTAAACTACAAGATGTAATTAATGTTAGGAATATTACACAGATTTTCAATAAAGGAAAGTCTAATGAATATAAGTTGTTTGAAAATTTTAATTTAGATATTGAAGATATACCGAATAGTGGTCAGCTTGTTTCTATTATGGGTGCATCTGGTTGTGGAAAGTCAAGGTTAGTTCGTGCTATTTGTGGTATTGATACGGTTCAATCTGGAGATATTATGGTATATGGGAAAAATTTAAAAGATTACCATAAAAATATACCTATGGTATTTCAAACATATTCTAATTATCCATGGATGACAGTACTTGAGAATGTGATGTTACCAATGAAGATCCGTGGCATTAATAAGAAAGTTGCAAAAGCAAAAGCTATTGAATTATTAGAACTTGTTGGATTAAAAGAACATATTAATAAATACCCATCTAAATTATCAGGTGGACAGCAGCAACGAGTTTCTATTGCTCGTTCATTAGCATGTAATTCACAAATTATAGTATTTGATGAGGCTACTGGTGCATTAGATATTAAGATGAAAAGAGAAATTCAGAATATCATTTTGAATATTTTTTATAAATCTGAATGTGACCCAACTATTTTGAATATTACACATTCTATAGAAGAAGCTGCATATCTTAGTAATAAGATTTATATTTTTAGTCCTAATCCTTGTAAAGTATACAAAGACTTTGATATTCACTATACAGGAGAAGACACCAAACAAAGAGGTGAATGGGTATTTGCTACAGAGGAATATTCCAAGTATGTTGCTGAAATTACTAAGGCAATGGATGAGGTATGTTCGCTCTAACTTAATTTAGCACTAAAAATTTTTATGTTTCAATTTTTTATTATATCTTTGCGGTAATAAATTAAAAATATAAAACTATGTTATCACAGGAAGAATATGTAAAGAAAGAATTAGATAGGTTAAATTTAAAACCTTCTATTAAAGAAGTTGTACTTGAAACTATTGATTTTCCTATGACAATAACTCAATTAAATGAGTTAATTGATAAGCATAAGAAGGATTATACATCAGATGAAATTGAAATCAGTCCAGTGTATGATTATAATTATGGGGAGCCTAATATAGTTATTAAAGCTATTGTAAAGGAAAGTGAGGCAGACTTTAATAACAGAGTAAATAACACTCGTCTTAGAATTGAGATGGATTATGATAGAATGGCTAAAGCATTAGAAATTTAATGTAAATAATTACTAAAATACAGACTTTTTTATAAGTTTAGTATATAATAAGAAGTAACTTAAATAAAGTGAAATAAATTAATTAATAATTTTTAATAAAGTAAAAGTAAATTTAAAACAATGAAGAAATTTATTATTTTTATGATGGCTGTTATGTTCAGCCTTGTTACAAATGCACAGACAGCATTACAGACATCTAAGATGTTCGATAATGTTTATGTAGGTGTTAATGGTGGTGCAACAACACAGCTTAGCCTTTCAAAGGTATTTCCTGTAAATGCTGTTGCTGGTGTACGAGTTGGTAAGGACTTTACTCCAGTATTTGGTGTGCAGTTTGCTGGTCTTACTGCATTGAATGATGCATATGTTAATGATGCACATACAGTGTTTAAGGCTATTAATACTGAAGTAAATGCTACATTGAATTTGTCAAATTGGATTTGGGGCTATAAGGGTACACCACGTACATTTGAAGTTAGCACTGTTACTGGTCTGGGTTGGCTTGTATTTTTGAATGGTAATCATCGTTCATTCCATAATAATCTTGGTGATGGTGATGAGTTGTCAGCTAAGACAGCACTTGAACTTGCACTTAATTTTGGTCAGAAGAAGGCATGGCGTGTATATGCACAACCTGGAGTATATTGGAACCTTACACATGGGCCTGGTGATGCAATTCAGTTTGGTAAGAACCAGGCACAACTTGCATTGCTTGTAGGTGTAGATTACAAGTTTAAGACGTCAAATGGTACACATAACTTCAAGGTTTGGAATGTTGGTGAGATGAATGATGAGATTAATTCTCTCCGTGATCAGCTCAATACAAAGCCAAAGACCGTAGTACGTGAAGTTATTAAGGAAGTAGTTAAGGAAAATACAGTAAAGGTTACAGGAAATACAACTTATGTAATTTTCTTTGCTCAGGGTAAGAGTACACTTGATGATACAGCACTTAATACACTTTCTACTGTAAAGGGAAATGTAACTGTAACAGGTTATGCATCACCAGAGGGATCTGATGTACTTAATCAGAAGTTGTCAGAAACCCGTGCTCAGGCAGTAGCAGATGTTCTTACAAAGAATGGTGTTAAGGTAACAAAGGTTACTGGTATGGGTGCAGCTGGTGCAACATCTAATCGTGTTGTTATTGTTGTAACTGAGTGAAATTAAAGTATACCCTATAACAAAGGGTTCATATTGTTAGATACTATTTTGCAGGATATATGCTTAAATTATTAAGTGTATATCCTTTTTTATTGTTCTATAATTATAGACTTTTATATAATTCCTCTTTATATAAAGTATATATAATAACTCCCATTAGCTCAACTGCAGAGAGCAACGCTCCTCTAAAGCGTAGGTTGCAAGTTGGAATCTTGCATGGGAGGCAAAACAAAATAAGTGTATGGGATTTAGAATTAGCTTTTATAAAGTTAAAAAGGATTTTAAGTTAAGAAATTCTTTTAAAGATTCAGAAGACTATGAAAAGTATAATGAAGAATTTAGTAAATCTTCTTCATGTATAAGGCATGATACATCAACAAGTATATATACTGATTGTGATAATACGAATAATAGATTATATACTCAAATTGATGATAATCTTGATACTATACTTGGTACTGTTAATAAAGAGCAACTATACCAGTGGATCTTAGAAATGAAAAATAAGTATCAAATGTATCTTAAAGATATTTTAGATAGAGATATGGAAACTGGTAAATCTTTAGCCTATCATGATATTCGTTCTAAGTATTCTATGTGGGGTATGAAAATGGATAAAGATGAAAATTCCATTAAAAATGTTGAAGCACTTGCATTAAATCTTAGAGAAGATAAAAATAATAATCTCTTAGTTGCATTTGGTACAACATATGAGTATGAAATATTTAATTTTATTTCTTTATATAAACATTTTGATTTTGACCAATATACATTAGTAATGTATGGAGGATAACTTTTAATTTATAAAATAATTGTTTATGAGTACACATACAATTTTATTGTTAACTTTAGGTTTTGCTATTTTCTATTGTTGTATTGGTGCAGCTATCATAAACACTTTGCTTTATATAGAAAAACATGTGTCTGAAAGTTTATGTGAACAATTAACATTGGGTTTACCAGCACCTGCTATTTATGTATTTTGGCCAGTTTGGTTCATTGTACTAATTATCCAATTGCCACTTATGTTGGTGTTACAAAAATATAAGAAAAAATAAAAAGAATTATATGATATGTAGTTACAAATAGGAAAAGATGAAATTAGAGTAAGTGAAGTTACTATACACTATATACATTATACCTTTCCAGAACCAGGAAAAGTGTGTGGTTCTCTTGGATATAGTGAAAGTTCAATAAAGCCAAAATGCATTACAGACGAAATCTTTAATGATATTAAATATGCTTTAGGCTCACAAACATATGGTAATGGTTTTATTCCTAAAGCGCAGGATAAAATGGAATACTTCACATTTAAATGTAATGATAAAAAGTTACAGAAGTATTTGTATCCAAATTTGAGTAAAAAAATAATGGGTGATAGTAAAGATAATAAAACTTTATTATTATCATCTACAAGAGAAGGATACAGAACAATAGAATTATTAGGGTATTATATTCTATTTGACGAAGATACACAATTATATAAATGTAAAATGGATTATTTTGTAGAGAATTTTTATAATTAAAGTTATGGATAAAAATAAAGTTCCTAAAAATATACAGCAATACACTAAATTGATTGATAGGAAAATTGCCGATATAATTATCAATACTCATTATAAGACATATAGAGATTATTGCATTGGTGATATTGTTTCTATTTATAATGTACCTCATAAAATACATAGGATAGAATCTTCATATTTCTCTTCTATCG